CCCCGGCATAGCAGAGGAGTTAATCACGACGGGTTGACGGCTTGCCCGTTGGTTTTCTTCGGCAATCAAAAGATCGAACAAGGACTTGAGTGATTGCCGCCTTAACTCAACTGCTTGCTCTTCAGTTGCCAGGTCGTAATCCAGGTACTGCGAACCAAGATCACGAGAGTATCCACCCATCTGCCTACCGGCAACTGTCGCAATGTCTGCCAAACTGATGCTTGGCTCAGTTGCTCTAATAAGTTCCTGGCCCCCGCGATATGAGCCGGACAGCAGCGTCTCTGCTAATCTTCCGGTTACCTGCTTTTCAAGTGCCTGTTGCTGCAACGCATCGAGCCTGGCTTTACTTCTTGCGTTCTGGTCCAGCCTGGCGAAGTCAATCCCCTTGCCTGTAAGGTCTGCCCTTATCCCTGCGTCAGTCCTGGCCTGGCTCATCGCGCTCAGTGCATCCGCAGAGCGTTGTTCTTGGATCGCCTGATTTAATGAAAACTCTTCTGGAGAGCCTCCGTATTGTGCAGTTCTTAGGCCTTGCCTTCCCTGCGCAAAGAGCTTCTGATCGAGTGCCAGCCTTTCGCGCTCCTCCCCTGGAGCCCTGAGCGCCTGGAGCCTGTCGAACACAGTGGATTCAGTACCTGCTAAATTTACCGCGCTAAATGGGTCAGTCAAGTCCCTGATATACTCAGCCTGCCGAGTACCTCGAAAAGTCTGCCCCTGTGCGTCTCGCGCATTGACCTCCATTAAATTAATTAATCCTTGCTGACCTGCTCTCAGATTTTGTGAATACAGGCCTGTCTGCGGATCTAAAGTCCCATATGTGCCTCTGCCGAGAAGCGCATCAACAAGCGTTGAACCACCAGTTCGCAGAGACTGCTCTAGTGCCGTTTGCTCGTCGCTCAGACTGTACGTGGTTCCACCCTTTGCGGTGGTTGCAACCGACCCCGGCATCGCCGTCACGGTGAAGGGCTTGAATTGAGTCGATTCTTCTATGGTGTCGTATAGGCTTTGCTCTTCTGGGAATCCAATGAATGTTTTTGCACTTTCGCCCATACCCCTGAGATCGCTGATGGCACTCTCGGTGGTGGCTACTTGGCCAACTGTTCCCAACAAGTTGCGAATTGGTTGATATTTGTCATCAGTGAAGAATCCCGCGAACTGTGACCCAGCATGTCTCCAACTGTCCATCAGAAAGTCCCTCCATCAATTGTTGTTGCACCGCTAAAGGTTCCGCTCACACTCAAGTTCACAAACGATGCAGAGCCGGTGAAAGTTGGTGACGCTGCGTTCGATTTGCTGTTCACTGCTGTTGCAATATTGTTAAATTCAGTGGTCAATTCCGTACCCTTCACCACCTTCAACGCAGACCCACTTGGCAAAGAATCCTTTGCCCCGAAATTGGTTGTGACCGTATAGCTGCTCATTTCAACTAATCCTTCCAATCAAACTGTGAATATTAAGTTCTTGAAACGCAATCTCACTTCCGTTCACATCGCTGGTAATTCCCACCGTGACCACCGACCCGCTCCCCGTTGTGTTGACCTTCTGCGTGTTGATCAAGGTCAGTGATTTCGCATATTCGGCAGTTATGTTGTATTCGGAGATGTTGTATTGGGCTGCATCACTGCCAGTGAGCGTGTACGCTTGTTTCTGGTAGTCCGTCTCATAATCATAGGACCAATTGAGAACAACCGTAGCATCAGCTCCATTGAAAGTCGTGACGTTGACTTTCTTCATAAACTTCAATCTCGAAGAATCCCCAAATCCCAAAGGATGTGAAAAATACTGCAGCGAATAGGCAGAGCTATCATCTGTATTTGAGGTGTATTCACCGATTCCTGTTGCTACCCCTAGATAAAGCGCATCAGTGTCTGTCACGACAAAGCATAGCGGGTTGATGGATGTCCATGTTGTTGTTCGATAGCTCCCATCACCCAATGGAAATCGAGTGTCGAAACAGTACAGCACCCCAATTGTGGGGAAATTCACCAAGTAAAAAGCATTGTTTGCATCGTAGGCTGTTTTGATGTTGCCGGTTTCAGCTTGTACCCTGGTTTTAATGTCGTTATTCACGTTTTTGGAGATGTCACCAATTGGGCTGGATTCTGCTCGAATGGTTCTCGAAAGTGATCTCACGCCAGAATAATCGAGAAACAAAACATCCTTGCCTGTCGATTGAACCGCATCTCTGGAAACACACCCGATGTTCAAAATAGTGTCGCTGAGTGTCATCGTTGATGGGGTTCCTGCTCCCGAATAGATCAGGATTGATCTTTTGCCGAGGATGATCAGAAAATTATTGTGAGCCATAAGAGCCACAATTTCATCAAACCCGCCAGGGAAAACAGTGGTCAGATCTAACGATCCGCTCGATCCGGTTGACCAATCCACACCGTCCAGCTGATCGCTCCAATACAGTGTTTGTTTGTTTCCCGTGACATCTGCAGCCCATATTCGCCCGAAAGCAGTAATGGCAATATGGGCAGATGGTGGAGTTCCCACCGCACCGCTATGGGCAACAATCGTTGTTAATGCGCTGGTTGCGGCATCGTAAACTAAAGGGAGGTGGCCTCTCTGAAACAAGTAAAACTTGTTGGCAAGTGGACACATTGCCCAGTTGTTCGCCGTGATGGTTAAACTGGCAGTGATGTCAGTGAGGGTGCTGGTCCCGCTGAAGATCTTGTTGTTGCCTGCCGAGAACACCACCTTCGTGCCATCTGTCTCAATGAATTCACCAATCGATTCAATCCCAGCTGATGAACCGAGAACAGCTGGGCCATTCGTTGACACCATCGTGTAGCCCTTTCGGGATGCAATTCTGCCCTCTTTGTCGATAACGCAATTATTCGCAATCGCGGCAAAACTGGGCTCCTGCGTCAGAGGCGCATCCTGCGTGTTTAGCCCAGCAAAACCTGGAGCAGAAATGGTGATATTTTGTAAGGGTTGTGCCATATCAAACAGCCACAAAAGTGAGTTCGTTTTGGTATTTATTGGCATCGATCTGGATTGCATCGCTCAGAGCCATTCCCGCAACACTGAATTGCTCCACTGCGCTTTGTCCTCCAGTTTCTCCTCGCTCCCTCAGTGCCATTCCGAATGCCAGTTGAACCACAGGAAATGACGGGATTTTCAATTTGGTGGCATCACTAGCCAGAGTGGCCTGTGGAATCACTAAATCGAACCGCACGCTGTAGATGCCGTCAGGTGTTGGGAAAAGAGCAATTTTTAAATCCCCATCAGAATCTGTGCCATTCCAAATGAAGTCTGTAGGTGCGCTGTTGGGAGTCTCGCCAAAGTAGGTTTGGTCATTAAGGTAATTCTTGGTTTTCTGGCGCAAGACCCAGTTCGATGTGTCGTTCATCGCTTCGTGCAAGATTGAATCCTGGCTTGCCCCTGTGAGCGAATAATCAACCTGGCTTTCCACGGTTGGGAAGACAACAGTGCTTCTCAGAGCAGTCCATTGGTGGCTTTGCTCGATGATGGTTTTTGCGTCATTGACAAGATCACCGATCATTGCCGAATAAGTTGTTTCTGCAGAGGTGTCAACGGTGTTCTCTCGCAGTCTCCGCAGCACCGAATTAATGAGGTTGAGGTAAGTCATCCAAAGATTCTCCTGCGTTCTGCCAGAACTCTGCCAAGCAGGGTTGTTGGTTCGAGTCGGATTGATTGACGTGGTGAAAAGAAAAGAGCATCAGATATCGGCGTTCGAATCGCGGGCAGATAGCCGAACCTACTGCCATGCCCATTGCCATTGCCATTGCCATTGCCGTTACCTGGCTTCACTGGATCTACCGGAGTCACTGGATCCACCGGGATCACAGGATCTACTGGAGTTACTGGAGTTACTGGATCTACCGGAGTTACTGGGTCCACTGGAATTACTGGGTCCACTGGAATTACTGGGTCCACTGGATCCACTGGATCTACCGGAGTTACTGGATCCACTGGAATTACTGGATCCACTGGGTCCACTGGATCTACTGGGTCCACTGGATCTACTGGATCTACTGGGTCTACGGGATCAACTGGATCTACTGGATCCACTGGGTCTACTGGACTTACTGGGGTTACAGGTTGTACAGGTTGCACGGGTTGTACAGGGCTTACGGGACTTACAGGACTTACTGGACTTACGGGCTGTACCGGTTGTACTGGGCTTACGGGCTGCACCGGACTCACTGGAGTTACTGGCTGCACCGGTTGTACAGGTTGCACTGGCTGTACTGGACTAACTGGGGACACTGGTTGCACGGGTTGTACGGGTTGTACTGGACTTACTGGTTGCACTGGTTGCACTGGTTGCACTGGCTGTACCGGCTGTACTGGCTGCACCGGTTGCACTGGTTGTACTGGTTGTACCGGTTGTACCGGTTGCACTGGACTTACTGGGGTCACTGGTTGCACAGGTTGTACTGGTTGCACAGGTTGTACTGGTTGCACTGGGCTTACAGGGCTTACGGGCTGTACCGGCTGTACGGGTTGTACCGGCTGTACTGGTTGCACTGGACTCACTGGCTGTACTGGGCTTACGGGACTTACAGGGCTTACCGGTTGTACCGGACTTACTGTAGTCCCCCCTTTTGAGGTGAGAACGTGATACGTAATGCCCCCAAGCACAATTGCTATAATCCCTGCGGCAGCAAGGTCTGAACCTTCTGTGGAGTCGGTGTCTGGCAGATCAATTGCACCTTCGCCGGTGGCAATATCTGGAGGAATATCCGCCCCAAGTATGCGAATTCCGCTGCCGCCTTCAGAAACAGGCACATAGGTGTCACCCGTTTGAGCTTCATATTCGGCTATGTCTCCTTCTCCAGGGTTCTGCGCACGCCAGATAGTAGCCTGACTTAGTGGATGCTTGCCCAAATTCTCCCACACCACCCCCCTGGTATCTGTGAAAGTCCCATCCTCGTTGAGTGTTGGAGGACTTACAGGGTCTACGGGATCAACAGGGTCTACGGGATCAACTGGGGTTACTGTGATTACTGGGTCCACAGGAGTCACAGGATCTACTGGGGTTACTGTGATTACTGGGTCCACTGGGGTTACTGGATCCACTGGGGTTACTGTGATTACTGGGTCCACAGGAGTCACAGGATCTACTGGGGTTACTGTGATTACTGGGTCCACTGGGGTTACTGGGTCCACTGGGGTTACTGGATCCACT